GCGTCCGCGCCGCCTTGCCCACTTCACTTCGCTTTTTTGCCCACTTCAGCCCCCACTATCACGAAAACGTCGCAAACCGAATCACTTTTTGTCGTTTTTGTGTAACAACGTCAATCCGTTGCTATCTTTTTTGCTCCGTAGAGCCTGTTTTCCCTTAAAACGTTACGTTATAACATTTTTATTTTTTTTTTCTTGCATACTCGTGCAAACCTGTGATTCTTATAGGCTATGACACATACACACACAAGAAACAGCCAATATCGTAACCTTTATCGCGCAGTTCCCGTACGGATGAAGTTTGAGACAAGGAAAGTATGGGAACGAGAAACTAAAAAGCTAGTAGACGTAGCATATGCCGCGTTCTGGGAAAAAAGAAAGTTGAAAGCTCCTTGGGTATCAAAAGATACAGTTGGTGCGTTTGATTCAATCAAGGAGGACGCATAACAATGAGTGTAAGACAGAATGGTAATAAATTTATGGCTGACTTCATGTCAAACGGAGTGCGCCATCGTCAGCAGTTTGCCACTACTGAAGAGGCAAGCGCTTGGGAAGCCGAGCTAAAGAAACGCATTAGGCTTGGGATGCCTTATCAAGAGTTAATTGATGCCAAAGGTGGTAAGATGACTATTGATGAGCTCCTCGCTAAGACCTTTGTTCGTTTTTGGGAGGACACAGCCAACGAGTCCACACAGCTAGGTAACATTAGGTTAATTAATGAGTTCTTTGGAGCTACCCTGCCAGTAGATAAACTCAACACGCTTGCTCTTGATGATTTCATCAACGCTATGGAAAAGAAAAAATTAGCTCCGTCGACCATCAACGGGCGACTTGCAACGATTTCTAAGGCTCTTACATACGCACAAGACAGGGGTTACATAAATACTCGCCCCAAGATTGAACGGAAGAAAGTCAGCAACCAACGCCTGCGCTTCTTTACTGAAGAAGAAGAGTACGAAATGCTTGAAGCGTTGCGTGCCGATGGGCGTGATGATTTTGCCTACTTCATAGAGTGGAGTATCGACACAGGGATGCGTCCTATAGAGTCTCGTAATGTACCTCAGAGTTCTCTTCGTGAAGACGATGAGCTCGGATACCTTATTGACCTCCGCAAGACCAAGAACGCATACCCACGTACCATCCCGTTGACCAAGAGAGCACACAGCGCTTTCTCGGCACTATCATCAGAGGAGTTCATGCCTTTTGCCCAGTTCACGGAAAGTAACATCCGTAAGAACTGGAGGTTCGTCCGTGAGGTAATGAATGATATAGACCCAGAGTTCGTCTTCTACTTGACACGACACACCTGTGCGTCACGATTAGTCCAACGCAATGTTCCACTACATGTGGTCAAAGAATGGATGGGACACCGCACTTATGAGATGACTTTGCGCTATGCTAAACTTACACCGAGGAATTTCCTTGACGCTAAGGTCGCACTGGAGCAAGCTCTTTAATCACTCCGATGATAACAACAAGAATACTAACTAAACTAACCAAAAAACATGGCATCAACACAAGTAAACCACAGCCTATTCAAACCAGACCCAGAAGCAGTCCTCGTAAGAGGGTTAAACGCAATGACAAAAGCGTGTGATTCTTTATCCAGCCAGAATGAGAAGCTAAATAAAGACATTGAAGGGCTAAAACGTAAGATTGAGCGTCTTCAAGAACGATTAATCATAGATAATAAGTGACAAATCACTGACAAACTACGTCATTAAGTACAAATAGTGACAAATTTCCACAAAACCTGCTAAATTAGAAAGACTAAAATAATGAATTAATATCAAGAGGTTAAGTGGTGGGCGATTCTGGAATCGAACCAGACGTGCGTCTCCGCGAGGGAGTTACAGTCTTCCGCAAAACACGAATCAACGTAAAGCGTTGTTTTTTTAACTAATAATTTCATACACATATCCGTTGCTGACAGCAGTTTCACATTGCGCAGTGACAATTTACTGACAAATATTTGAGCATGAGTGATTTGAAACAATCGGAGCTTAATGAAGACATGACCACACTTGGAGTCGGCAGATACCGAGCCAAAGTTGAGTCCGCTAAAGCACGTGGAGCTGAACTACAGACGCCCTACGGTCAACGCTTGATGCGTGTTGCCCTCCCTGCGCTTAACAAATCAATACAGGACTGGCAGAAGTCTCTTACCAAAGTAGACAACAAAGCACGATTCCAAATAGAGACGCAAGACCTAGACCCAAAGGTTTTAAGTTTTCTTTCGGTCAAAGCTTTACTTGACTGCATCACACAGAAAAAGACGTTAGCCAGTGCGTCTATCTTCTTAGGTAAGTTGATTGAGGATGAGCTACGCTGTCGTTTTCTAATTGAGAACAATGAGGAGAAAGGGCAGGGCATCATCCTCGGCGCTGTAAGACGCAAAGGTACAGCCGCTAAGACTAGGCACATCCGTTCCTCGATGAAGCACGAAGCCGAGAAAGGCTTAATGGATTCTTGGGAGCCGTGGGCGCACAGAGATAAGCTTAACATGGGTCTAATAATGACCGAGCTTGTTCGTGTGTCCACAAACCTTATCGAATACACCTACATACTGGAGAAGAGCCGTAAGCGTCCTACACGTTACATCAGTGCCACTCCAGATACTCTTCAATGGATTGAGGAGTTCAATGACCACCGTGAATTTATAGAACCTTTCTGGCTACCTACGGTGGAACTACCAGCTTGTTGGACAAACATTTGGGATGGCGGTTACGACCACAAAGAATCCTACCTACCTAAAGTTCCGTTCATCAAGACGAACAACATGGACTACCTTCGGACTATCACAGGTGCTCTGCCTGAGCCGATGGAAGCAACGAATCTAATCCAGCAGACACCTTGGGCAATCAATAACAAGGTTATGCAGGCGATGGAGTGGTGTTGGGAAAATAATGTCATAGTGGACGGGCTTCCTAGCCGTGAACAGGAAGCTCTCCCTCCTGTCCCAATTGACTTTAAAAATAATAAAGAATCCAACACCACTTGGAGAAGGCAGGCGGCAAAAGTTTATAACTCACGGCTCTCTAATACCAGTCGTCGCCTTCTCGTTTCGAAAATCCTTTACGTTGCGAAGAAGCTTTCTGGCAATCGTTTCTTTTACCCCTCGCACGTAGATTTCCGTGGTCGTGTTTATAACATACCTGCCTTTCTTGGTATCCAAGGCCCCGACATCAGCCGTGGTTTACTGCACTTCCACAGAGCAGAGCGGATTAAGACTGACGAAGATGTAAAGTGGCTTGCTATCCAAGGAGCTAACACCTTCGGTAACGACAAGCTTACTTTAGACAAGCGCGTAGAATGGGCTGAGAGCTTCTCTAAGGACGCTATAGCTATCTACGAGAGTCCTACCACTAATCTAATGTGGATGGACGCTGACGAGCCCTTCCAGTTCCTTGCGTGGTGCTTTGAGTGGGGTCAGCTACGTAAAACAGGTAAGCTAATGACACAGCTTCCTATAAATTTAGATGCCTCTAACAATGGGCTTCAAATTCTATCCATGCTGATGAGGGACGAATATGGAGCCAAGGCAACAAATGTACTCACAAGTGATTCACCTGAAGATATTTACAGAGTTGTCTCGGACTCCATCCTAGAAAAACTTAAAGCTGATACTCACCCCTACGCAGAAAAGTGGATTAAGTTTGGTATCAATCGTAAACTGGCTAAACGACCCACAATGGTTTGGCCTTATGGCGGTACGTTCTACTCGTGCCGTGATTATGTTGACGAATGGTATCAAGACACCCTGCGAAAAACACGATGCGCCAACCCGTTCACAGAAGACGAACGCTACAAAGTTACTGGTTACCTCAGTAAGCTAACGTGGGCTTCAATCAACGAAGTCCTCGACAAGCCAAAGGACTGTATGCAGTGGTTGCAGTCCTGCGCTAAAAAGCTGGCAGAACACGGAAAGCCTGTAAGCTGGGTGACCCCTTCGGGCTTTCCTGTTCTCCAAAGCTATCACAAAACCACAAGCCAGAACGTTAGCACCAACATCAGCGGTCAGGCTACCTACATCAAATGGTATAGCGACGACGAAGCAATCAGCCCACGCAAACAGAAGTCAGGAATTAGCCCTAATTATGTTCACTCCTTGGACGCTAGTTGCCTGCAAAAAACAGTCATCGAATGCAACAAAGAAGGAATATGGGACTTTGCCATGATACACGACAGCTATGGCACTCACGCCACTAACTGCCCGAAGTTAAACAGAATACTAAGAAAACAATATTTAAAAGTTTTTGAGGTTGACCAGTTAGACTTGCTCCTACAGCAATTAAGCGCGGCTAACCCCGAAATAGATTTTCCAGCAATTCCAGAATACGGCAACGCCGACATCTCTCAGGTGTTGGATAGCAAGTATTTCTTCTCCTAACGGAGACAACAACAACCAAAATAGAGACAAACAAAATGAGTAAAGTACTGACAACACCCAAAGGTACAGCAGTGTACCCACGCATCGCAGAACCAGATACGAAGTTCAACACTGACGGAGTTTACCACTGTAAGCTTCACGTAAGTGAGAACGACTTCAATCTGTTTAGTAAAACCGTAACCGAAATCGTAGAGAAGGAGTACGACGCAGAGTGTGCCATCAAAGGCAAGAAGCTTACCCGTGCTACTACTAGCCCTATCCGTATTACAGCGGATGGAGACTACGAGCTATACGCCAAGCAAGTTGCCCAGCGCCAGACAGCTAAGGGACTCCTAGAGTTCACTGTGCCTGTCTTTGACGCAAGTGGTACACGCCTAGGCAAAGCTCCGAGTATCGGAAGCGGTTCAATCCTCAAGCTCAGCACGGAGGTGTACACATGGTTCACCCCTACGCAAGGCTTCGGCTACACACTGCGCCTTAAAGCAGTTCAAGTAATAGACCTAGTAGAATATGCAGGTGGCGGTTCCGTCTTCGGAAAGGAAGATGGCTCGTTCATTAGTGATGGCGAATCCTTGGATACAGCGTTCGAAGAAGAAGCCCCGTCGGGCGTCGGCTTCTAAATACCGTTCTCGCTTCGAAGCACAACTTGCTCTCACCCTTGAACGGGTGGGGGCGACCTTCGACTACGAAAGTCTGAAGGTGAAATACACGAAGGAGTCCACGTATACCCCAGACTTCATATTGCCCAACGGCATTATCATTGAAGCTAAGGGTTACTGGATACCTGCCGATAGAACTAAGCACTTAAGAGTGCGCGACTGTAACCCAGAACTGGACATTAGATTTTGCTTTCAGAACGCGCACAACACACTCAGCAAAAAGAGCAAGACCACATACGGGGAGTGGTGCGACAAGCACGGCTTCCTGTGGGCTCACAAAACAATACCAACAGAATGGATACACTAACATCAGCACTAACACACCAACCATGCAAAGACTGCGGCTCAAGCGATGCCCTAACAATAAACACCGACGGAAGCTCAAAATGCTACTCATGTGGGGCGTTCAATCCAAGAGGAGGGAATACATACACTGTGACTCCTAAAGAAACCAAACCTACAGGCTTCCTCACTGGACACACACTGGACATACCTGCTCGTGGTTTGACCAGAGACATCTGTAAGAAGTATGGCTACCAAGTAGCGACCCACAACGGCGAGACTTGCCACGTAGCTAACTACAGAGACCTTGAAGGAGAGCTCGTAGCACAGAAGCTACGGTTCAAAGACAAACGCTTCCAATGCAAGGGCGCACCTAACGTATTCTTCGGACAACACCTATGGCCTAATGGAGGTCGTATGCTCGTTGTAACGGAGGGAGAGGTTGACTGCCTATCTGTAGCGATGGCTAACGGCGATGGTAAATGGCCTGTAGTATCTCTACCAAGCGGCGCACAGTCAGCTAAGTCTATCTTCAAAGCACAGTTCCCTTGGCTCGACCAGTTTGAGACGGTGGTGTTGATGTTCGATGAAGATGAACAGGGACGCAAAGCCGCTGAAGAAGTAAGTCATCTGCTACCAGCAGGTAAGACTAAGATTGCTCGGCTTCCTCTGAAGGATGCTAACGAGTTGTTAATGGCTAACCGCAAGAACGACATTGTTCGTTCTATGTGGGACGCAAAGCCGTGGAAGCCTGATGCTATTACAGACGGCGTTGACCTCTATGAAAGGCTCACCACTCCCAAGAACAATCAGTCCATTGATTACCCCTTCAAAGGTTTGAACCGTCTTACGCACGGACTTCGCCGTGGGGAGATTGTAACCTTTGCGGCTGGCTCTGGAGTAGGCAAGTCTCACCTCTGTAAGATTATTGCGCACAACCTTCTGAAGACTGACCACAAGGTAGGCTACATCGCCCTTGAGGAATCCCTTGAGCGCACTGCTAACTCCATCATCGGTCTTGAGATGAAGAAGCTTATACACCTCGACCCAGAGTTCCAAGCTACGGATGAATACAATGAAGCCTTCAAAAATACTGTAGGTTCTGGTCGTTGCTTCCTGTATGACCACTGGGGCTCGATGGAGAGCGACAATCTCCTAGGACACATCCGATACATGGCTAAGGTTATGGACGTCGAATACGTTGTTCTCGACCACCTTAGTATTATCGTTTCTGGTTTAGGTGACGGAGATGAACGCAGGTTAATCGACAACACTATGACGAAGCTACGCTCACTTGTTGAAGAAACTAACATTGGAATGATTCTAGTTAGCCACCTCAAGCGTCCAGAAGGTAAAGGACACGAGGAAGGCGCAAGCACTAGCCTAGCACAACTCCGTGGCTCAGCCGCTATCGCACAACTCTCCGACATTTGTTGTGGACTAGAGCGTAATGGGCAGTGTCCAGACAACAAGAACAAGACAATCGTTCGTGTTCTTAAGAATAGATTCTCTGGGGAAACAGGTATCGCTTGTTCCCTAAACTACAACCCCACGACTGGCTTGATGTCTGAAGAGCATTATAGCGAGAACCCCTTCTAATATATGAAATATTGCTCAAACTTTCGACACGACCTTGAAGTAGGACAAATAGCTGAGAAAGAGATTGGTGAATTGCTATCTGAAAAGAAAATAGAAATTAAAAAAGATATGCTTGCCAAGAAGACGGGCAATGTTTTTGTTGAGTATATGTCCAGAGGTAAAGTCTCTGGCGTAGACCGTTCCGAAGCGGATTATTACTGCTTCGTTGTAGAAAAATTAATCATCTTCCTTCCCACTGAAGACCTCAAAAAACTTATTGAGCCCCTCAAGAAAACAAAGAGGGACGTCAGAGGAGGAGACAATAACACATCACGGGGCATTCTGCTCCCACTAACCACACTGATACCAACAAATGAATAGCATAGCATTTTTCGATATAGAAACGAACGCCATTGAGGATTGGACAAAGTTGTCCGACCTTGAGACCGTTCATTGTATCGCCATACACGACGACACAGGGACGATTGCGTTCTCTGGTGACTCCGTACTTACAGGGCTTCAACGCCTACAGAAGTATGACGCCATTGTAGGACACAACTCTATCGGCTTTGACTACCCAGCCTTGTACAAGAAGTACGGCTTCCAGCACCCTATGGTTCTGGACACAGCAGTCATGGCTCGTTGTATATTTCCTGACATCCGAGCTACCGACTACCAACGCGAGGAGTTCCCTAAAGAGCTTTGTGGCTCACATAGTCTGAAGGCTTGGGGTAAACGCATAGGTGTATTTAAGGACGACCACGGTGAGACCGAGGACTGGACTACATGTACTCCAGAGATGATTGAGTATTGCAAGCAGGACACCTACGTGACCTACCGCTTGTATGACCACTTTCTAAAAAAGAATCCTGACGTCCGTATGCTTACGCTAGAACACAAGTTCGCTAAGCTTATGCGTAGGCAGGAGTGGAATGGTTTTCCGTTCGACATCAAAGCGGCTGAGAAGCTTACCTCTGACCTTATGGTTCGCCGTGCGGAACTAGGTGACGACCTCGCTAAGTCTTTTGGGTCTAGCGTAGAGCTAATGAAAAGCCACTGGTGGATAGCTCCTAACGGAGAACAAGCAAAGACAAAGAAGGAGCTTGTTGAGTCTGGATGGAAGCCCAAGGAAATCATCAAAGGCCCACACCGCACCAAAGAGATTCCCTTTAACCCTAACTCCCGTGACCAGATATGCGAGCGGTTGATGTCTGAGGGATGGAAGCCTGCCGCATTTGATGGCAAGCGTCCTAAGATTGACGAGCCTGTATTGAGAGAGATAGGCACTCCTAACGCCCTCAAGTTGTTAGAGTATCTACTTGTATCCAAACGTCTAGGACAAGTAGCAGAGGGCAACCAAGCGTGGCTCAAGCTGTACAACGATGGACGTATACACGGCAGGGTAAACACCAACGGTGCTATCTCTGGGCGTTGTACACACTCACAACCTAACGTAGCCCAAGTGCCAGCAGGACGTGCTCCTTATGGTACAGAGTGTAGGTCTTGTTTTACTGCCCCAGAAGGTAAGGTACTTGTTGGTGCTGATGCCTCTGGCTTAGAACTACGTTGCCTTGCTCACTACTTACACGGGTGGGACAGCGGAGCTTATGCTAAAGAAATCCTTACAGGTGACATACACTCTGCTAACCAGAAAGCGGCAGGGCTAGAGACCCGTGACCAAGCCAAGACTTTCATCTACGCTTTCCTCTACGGAGCAGGTGATGCCAAGATAGGTTCCATTGTTGGTGGTTCCTCTAAGCAAGGCAAACAACTTAAGAAATCTTTCATGTCCAAAACTCCTGCTATCCGTCACCTCTCTGAGGCGGTGGCTAACAAGGTACAACAGACAAACCAACTTATAGGTCTGGATGGACGTGAACTACCATGTCGCTCGGCACACTCTGCACTCAACCTCTTGCTACAATCAGCAGGCGCAGTTGTGATGAAGCAGGCACTCGTTGAGTTCTCTGAGATGGCAACTCAACCCTACGAACTACATGGCAATATCCACGATGAGGTTCAGTTCAGTTGTGACCAAGCTGATGCTGATGCTCTTGGAAGTTGTTTTGTAGATGCACTCGCCAAGGCAGGTAAAACCCTTGGTTTCAAATGCCCGTTAGACGGAGAGTATTCCGTTGGGGCTAACTGGTCAGAAACACACTAACATGAAAACATTATTCCTAGATGGCGATATGCTTGCCTACCGAGCCGCCTTCAGTAACGAGGTAGAGACTAAATGGGAGGACGCAGTATGGACGTTACACACGGACGTAAATGCTTCTCTCGCTTATTGTGACGACTTCATTGAGTCTATGTGCAAGAAGTTTAACACTGAGGATTACTTCGTAGTCTTCAGCCCTAAGACTAACTTCCGCTACGACCTCTTCCCTGCCTACAAAGGCAACCGCAAGAACAAGCGTAAGCCCTTAGCCTTAACTGAGCTTATTAAACAGATGTGCAAGCGTCACACGTTTATGATGCAGGACAATATGGAAGCTGATGACCTTATCGGCATCATGTGTACGCAATCTCCTAAGACCACCATCGCTCTCAGCGGCGACAAGGACTTCGCTACGCTACCCATCACTTGGTACAACTTCCTACGTGATGAACTCGTTACCCTCACAAAAGAAGAGGCAGACAAGAACCACCTCATCCAGACATTGATGGGTGACGCTACCGATGGCTACCAAGGACTCAAAGGTGTTGGCCCTAAGACTGCTGTAAAGCTCTTAGACAAACACGGCTGGGACTGGGAAGGCGTCATTAAAATATACGAAAGCAAAGATATGACAGAAGAGGATGCACTCCTCACTGCTCGCCTTGCTTACATACTCAGAACAGAAAACTTCAAAGACGGAAAAATTATATTATGGCAACCCCCTACAAAATAGATGTAAGTGACCAGACGGTTTATATCGCTGGCCCAATGACAGGCATTGAAGACTACAACTTCCCTGCCTTCGACGCTACTTCTTTCAAATGGAAAGAGAAGGGCTTCGAAGTTATCAACCCTGCCGCATTGAGCAGGACACACGCCGCTGAACTAGGTATTGAAGTAGGAGAGATGTGTGTACGTGAGTGCGCCATGATTGACCTTGTTTCTATTATAGCAACAGCGTCACACATGTATATGATGAAGGGCTGGGAGTATTCCAAAGGAGCTAAGACAGAACACGCTCTAGCGGAGTGGCTCGGTATAACAATCAGCTACGAAGTAGAAGAGAGTGTCAAAGCTCACGCTACCCACAACAAGGAGTGGTGGTTCGCTTTCCAAGCTGAACAGTTCAAGCGTATCTCTAAGCTAACCAAGAAGAAGAATGATGACTACACAGGTGGTTCTTTTACCTCTAATCCGTTCGCTAACTTCGATGAAGCTGATGACTTTGGGGTAGACCCACTCATCGGACTATCACTTCGGATGGGCGATAAGATGCAGAGGCTCAAGGCTTTCTGTAACGGAGGTCTCTCTTTGGAGACTAACGGAGACACTGTAGCAGACATCTTCAATGACCTAATTGGTTACAGTTCAATCGCTTTAGGTATGCTGGAACGTAAGAAGGAGGTGGACTAATATGGACAACATTGATGCTTTTCCTGCTGTTTCGTCTAATTTTATCAATAAGTTAGAAGAAGTTTTCCCCTTACGGGATGATTTTGATTATGGCTCGGCTCAAAATGCGCTGATGTTTTATTACGGACAACGTTCTGTAGTCCGTTTTCTTATAGAACAAAATAAAATTCAAAACGAAAATATCCTAACCAAAGGTTAACTATGTGCATGTCATCGCCCAAAATCCCAGACCCAGTACCACCCCCCGCTCCTCCTCCCCCTCCCCCTAAGACAGCGGCGAAAGTAGGAAACAGCTCACTCAAGAAACGGCAGTCATCCAGAAGGCGTGGAACTTCTGCTTTAACAGTAAGACGCTCTACATTGAACACTGGTTCATCGGGCTCTGGCGCAAACATCAACTACTAAATTATGCCCTCAAAAACGATTTCGGTTCTTAACGGTGATGGAAGCACCAGAACGATTACCATCCCTGACCGAAGTCGTTTTGCAGGGGTAAGGAATATTAGCAGAGAGACCTCGCTGAATGACGACACTACTTCAATCCAAGTAACCGTTGCGGGACACTCTGACCTTGATGGAATATATACTGGGTCGGTTCCCACGGGAGCGACTTCGCCATCGGATTGGATACACCAAGGGGGTCGTGGTGTTTTTAGACATAGCGGTTACAACAGTGAAAGCAATTCCCAAACGTGGTTTGTAATGGATGATATTGATTATGACCCAGATGGTGGGGGTG